CGATACATCCTCAAAGCCTAAAAATCCACGTATCCGGCCCTCTAAGTATCCGATCCACCTGGAAAGATCCTTCACCGTCTCACGAAGGATCGCCATACGTTCTTCCGCGGCCTCGGCGCCCTCGAACGCCGCGAAAAAACGCTCGATCGCCGAGTCCCCGCCCCGCATGGCTGTGATGATGTCCTCCGCCACGAGGAAGAGAGCGACAAACGGCGCCAAGGTGGCGAGCGCAGCGATGGCCGCCGGACCCCAGGCGACGGCGACGGCGACGCCGGCCGTAACTAGAGCGGCCTGCAGTGCCGAAGAATTCGCCAAGAGGTCCGCTATCGCAGGCGTGGCCCTCTCGAGAATCCCCAACAATTCTCCCAGCTTTTTCGATGCGGTCTCGATGGCCGGGGCGAGTGCCACCGCAAGGCGGTTTTTCGCCGCTGTCCAGCGCAGGTTGAGATCCGCCTGGGTCTCGGTGATCCTCTGCGTCGCGCGGACCAGGGCGGGCATGTCTCGGCCCGCCGTCCTCGCGGCCTCCCGGCGGTATTCCCGGATAGCCCGGGTGCCCTGCCGGAATAGAGGGAGGAGCCGGGTCCCGGCATCGGACATGAGCTCGTCGACAGTGAAATTCTGAAGCCCCGCTTCGACGTTGTCGTTCAACGCCGTGGTGAAAAGATCCATCAGGCCCGTGGCGTCGTTTACCAGGGGCCGGAGGTCGTCGATGCTCAGACCGACACGCTGGAACATCTCGGCCTGGGATTCTCCCCCGGAGATCGCGTCCTGCGCCTTGAGTTGCAGCTCCTTCAGTGCGTCCGTCACGTCGTCCGTCGACGCACCCACACGCGCGGCGGCGTGCTGCCAGCCGAGCATGTCTTCCGTCGAGATCTGGAGCCGCTCGGACCACAAGCCGAGCTCCCGGGTGGACGTCACTACGGACTGTGTGAGGCGTGCGAGGCCACCGATTACCGCCGCACCGCCGACAAGCCCGGCGAAAGCGCGAATAGACCCCGTCGCATCCGTCACGCGCTTGTCGAGACCCTCGACGCTGCGCTTCGCGTCCGTAACCGCCCGATCTCCTTGACGAAGCTTCCGATCGTCGAATTCTACCCCGAAGCGGGCGAAGACCTCACGAAGTGCGGGCATGGAGATCCTCCTCGGCGTCGAGGATTGTGTGGGCGTCGAGGACGTCCAGCAGGGTCCAGGACTCGCGGAGCTCTGTGAGACGGGCGTATCCGGCGCGGACAATGCGCCATTCGAGCCAATTTATGTGCTCGGGCAGCGTCACGGACTTGCCTTTAGCTCGCCGAGGGCGCCGCTTAGGCGCCTCCCGGCACCGGCGAAAAAATCGCGGTACTGCACCTCGAACGCGAACACGATCCAGGCCTGGCACTCGCCCGGAAAAAGCGCCCACCAGTGATCCTGCGTCTCGGGGTCAAGGCGCCGTGTGCGCCCCTCGTCGTCTACCTCCGTGGCCTTACCTAGGGTGGCGAAAATCTTGTCCACGTCCGCGGACCCCATGCGCCCGAGGAGCTGGAGGAGCGCACTGGCCGCGGCCGACGCGTCCATGTTGACGAGGGACGAGAGGGCCGCCTTGGCGTCTACCTCCGAGACGATCTGGAGGAGCGACGGCCCGAGTACCTGTTCCGACAGGGCGAGCAGGAGGCGCGACTCACGAAATGCGAGCCGGGTCACGGTGTAGGTATGCTCCCCGATCTGTCGGCGTTCCGTCGGGAGGTTCATGTCCATATCAGGCGCCTACTCCGAATTGGTAGTCCGCGTCGGCCAGGAAGATCTGCCACTGCCTGTCGCCGACGACGTTACTGTCCGAAATGTCAGGGTATTTCTGGACCCTGGCTTCCTCCGAGTGTACATAGTCCCCGTTCGGCCACCTACATTGGAAGGTCACGGACGACCGGGACTCGGCGTACCTTTGGAGGATCTGGTTCGCGGGGGAATCGTACCGGGTGGTGATCGTCACCATACCCGAGCGGTCGAGGATCTTGTTCGACACGATCGTGCCGTCGGTACACTTCGTGTTCTCCCATTCCTCGGATTCCCGAGTGATCTCGATGACTCCGCCCTCGCCGAAGCCGGTCATCTCCCGACCACCGACGTAGAGCGCGAGCCCGTCTAGCGCATAAACCGTCATACCAGCTCCCCTGTGATGTAAAATTGGCGGATACCCTGGGACAATTGCGCCCGCCAGGTCAGGCCGCGAAAGATCCGGTTCGCCTTATCCGCCGCGAGCTGCGAGTCCGCCGGAGTATAGTCAAAGTCGAAGGTCGAGCGACCCTCGGAGTCCGTCAGGACCAGGGCGTCCCCACCCGCCGCCGCGGCGTTGTTCGCGGTGGACTTCAGGACCTTGAGGATCTCCGCCCCTGCGGCCTCGGCACCTTTGTCTGTGTAGGGAACCTTGGGGCTCTGTCGCAGAAGGTTCCAGATCGCCTCACGTATCCGGAAGGTCAGGTAGTCCTTGAGGTGTTTGATGTCGATGTACGACCCGTCGGCGAAGACCGCCTCCTGGAAAATCCCCGCGTCGCGGACCACCTGCACGTACATGTTCGCATACTCACCCTTGAGTGCCGAGATCGCCGACGCGCTGAGATCCGAAGCGGTTACGCCCACATAGGACTTGAACATCCAGTCTATCGCGCCAGGAGGCCACGGGAGGGAATACCCGAGTGCCGCACAGGCCGGGTACTCCGCCATGGAGTGTTTCGAGTAGACCATGGCGGCATTCGTGTAGGCGGCTGTGCTCATGGTCGATGCGAGGCCGCTGCCGGACTCGCAGTCGAAATTCTGGCAGCCCACGAGTACGATCTTCTCTTCGCTACTCAGGGCGGCGGCCAGGCCCGCGCCTTCGGCGTCCGAACACGAATCCAGGGACACCGCATACCAGTCGTCGTCCTCCGCCCGGAGGGCGGTGAGGTCCGCGGCCAGACCCGGATCTGCCGTGGCATCGTCGAAGGTCATTTGCGCGAGGTCGTCGAAATACCAGATTTCGCCGTCGTTCGCCGGAGACACGGCGTCGAGCTCAACGTCGTTCGCGTTCGCAGCGATAGTGAGCTCACCCGACCCGCCAGACCCCCAGCCCGACGCGTCGTTATTCATCTGCAACGCCATGGCAGTGGCTTCAGCGGGAATACCTCCCCCGCCGCCTGTTTGCGTGTAAGTTCGTGTCGTTCCGTCTTTCGTGATCGAGCATGTGATCGTGCCCGAATCCGCTGTGATGGTGAGGACGTACGCGGCGGTGAATGCAGTCGCCCGGCGACCGACCTTGAATGACGAGACCTTCCGGTCCTGCGAGAGCAGGGCCTTGGCCATGTAATAGACTGGGTCCGTCACCGCGAAGCCGTCCGCGACCATGCCCGCCAGGGATGTGTACTCGCGGACATAGTCGCCCCATTTCGTGTGATACGCGAGCAGGAGCGGCGTGTCGACCGTCTGGACCTTGATCCCACGCGCCGCCACCGAGATGCTCAGGTGGATATAGCTGGTGATCGCTTCTGCCATCAGGGAAACTCCCCGGAGATCGTGCCATCCGGCGACAGATCCCCTGTCATGTCAACTGTTTCTATCCAGGTGTTCGCGGCCTGGTCCTCCGCCGACGTGTCGGCGTAGAACAGCATGTCCATCTGCACCATGTTCACGGCGCGGTCGTGGATCTCTTCCTCGAAGGTCACGGTGGAGCGGACCTCCGAGAAACCTACCGAAAAGGTTTTGAATGTCGGTGCGTACCGAATCAAGGAATCCCTAAGTATTTCGGTATAGTGGAGCGAGTCCTTGTCGTCCGCGAAAGAATGGGACCAAACTTGGACCTCGAGGACAAATGACCGGAGACCACGCTGTCGTGGGTAGAGGTCGTCCCCGTCCTCGCGATAGGTCAGGGAATCCCGGCCGACCATCTGCGGCGACGAGATCCGGAGCTCCGCCCATGCCTGGGGCTGCCAGTCGTTCGGTCGACGGCGCCAGTACGTTTTCAGGCCCGTGGTGGAGGTCACCCAGGTCGCGAACCCAGCGCGTATGGCGGACAGGTCCATCAGTCGTCCTCCTCCACGGCGTGCGTGATGGAAGACCAGAGCTGGCCTGTGTTGATCAGAGGCGTGTTAGATCCCTTGATTTCCTCCCAGGCTCTCGAATTGGGCGGAGGGACTCCATGGTCGGAGATCCTTTGCTGGATCTCTCCTACGATCTGGTTTCCGAAGTGGCCCATGGCCTCCCGAGGGGGCATGCCCTGGATGATCTCCCGGCCCACGTTCCGCTCGTAACGCTTCAGGGTCCGTTCGTTCTGATCCACATAGTCTCGGAGCCAGGACCTCCTCGGGACGCCAATCCCGAATTCGTTTTTCGTGGCGACGTCCACCACGGTGAGCTCGGGCTCTTTCTTGTGGGCCTGTACGGCGTCGGACCCGATGACGCCCACCTTCACCGACATGGTACGACTCAGGCGCTCGAGGAGCGCCTTCGCGCCCTTGTCGATGTCTTTCACGCGAGACGCCATGAAGATCCGGCGTCCTTCCTCAGGTCGAGATAGTCCTGGTAATAGATACTCCGGCGGGATTTCTCACTCAGTCTCCCGCCGCCGCCGTAGGCCGTCGCCGCCGCGAGGTGGCAGGCCAACAGCATAACCCCGTCGTCGTACGTGTCGCCCCAGATCCCCTCGTCGATCTGATTCTCGGCCTGCGAGATCGCCGATGAGAGGACATCGTCCGGGGTGTCGTCGAACTCCGGGTGTGCGGCGCGGAGGCTGGCGAGTGTCACTGCCACCTCACTTCACCGCCAACCACCCGGCGCGCTTCCACACGTCGACGGAGGGGCTCCTCAGGTGCTTCGTGTCCACCACCTTCGTCTCGCCCGCCTCGATTACCACACCGGGTGCGAGGACGATAGCCCCGGGCTTCCGCCCGAGTACCGCCGGCCTGGTATTCGTCACTGCTTTCGTTGCCATGATCAACACCCATCCATGTATGTAATCCCGTATGGTTTCGGGATGATAGTGCCAGCGCTCCTCGCGTGGAGGATGGTTTTGTAGACCAGATTTTCCAGTTGCGGCGCGAAGATCTCGAGTGGTTGCGTCAGCCGCATGAAGAGCACCGACGGCGACGCCTCGAATGCGACCAGACGGGGTCCGGTACCGGCGGCGTCCGCCAAGTCGAGCTTGTGCCAGGGCTGAATCCGCGTGATTGACGTATTCCGGATGAGCCAGTTCGCGACTGTGTCTTCGATGTCCGCCTGCTTTCTGTTCAGATACCCCCATTGCGCGGTGCCGCAGAGGAGTGTGTTCGCCTCGCGGGTCTGCAGGGACTGCGAGTAGACCCCGTTGATCAACGCGAGGACATCATTCGTGATCTGCGTCCCGGTGGCTGCCGACCACGTCCCCGTGATAGCTGACACGAGATTCACCGATGAATTGTTCACGAATCCCGCCACGTTGTTTTTCGTCGAGCCGGTCGCGGCCAGCGTGTCGAGGGCCTGGTTGATTCCGAGCTGCGCCGCGTCCGACTTCTGCATCTCGAGCGGGACACCGGTGAGCTGGCTCTGCCGGATCGTGTTGACGTCCATGAGGTACGACAGAGCATAAGGCACCACATTGTGAGTAAATTTCTCGGCGTACACCTCGGCGGTACGGATGTCCTGGCCATAGTCCGCCAGCTCGGTGGCCTCGCCGACGGGCGTGGTCTGTCGGTACGAAATGACATCCGCCGAGGTCACGCGGTCGTCCACGGGGAGGATCTGCATGGCGAGGCTCGGCCCGAAGTCGACCTGGAACACCTCCGCCATGAGCTCTTCGAGCTCGAGGGCGAGAAAACCGGTCTCCCCGGCGTCGTGCCGGAGACCCAGCGGCCGACCGAAACGGCCAGAGCTGTCATCCTCGACGAAGCGATGCGCCATGACCTGCGCTGCCCGCTTGATCTCCTTCGCGAGATCTTCCTTGTATTGCTTGATCCAGTCACTCATATCAGCCTCCGAACTCGACGAGCGCCCGCGGACCTGGCCTCGAAGGTCAGCGCCTGCGGCGAGCATCCGAACGAACACCGGATCTCCCTTTGTCACGGCCGCTTCCACTTGCATCCAAACCCGGCCCCGCTTCAGGATGCTCACGGGAGTATACTGTGCCACTTCCGTGGCCGCGGCGTACGGCTCGCGGCCGACTTCGTAGAGCACCACGCCCGGATATTGCTCCGGGTCCAGGATACACTCGGTGGGGTCCGTGCCGACGTCGAGCGTGCCGTTCACGCCACCCATGGCGTCCAGATACATGCGGTCGACCCGCTTGAAAACGGAGGCGCTGTACGTGGTCGTGTTCCCGCCGACGGGCACGGGCACGAGCTCTACCTGGTGGACCCCACCAGGGCCCTCGCCGACCACTTTGAGCCACCCCGCGATCCAGTCCGCGTGGTTATTCCACACGAAGGCGAGACGTTGGGCCAAGGGTATCGGGCCGTCGCCGATGACGCCGTCCAGATCCGTGAGCTCGAAGGTCTGCGCGGTGGCGGCCGATGCGAGCGCGGTAGCGATGCTATCGGTATCGGCAGCAGGCAGCGCCGCGACCGGTTTGACCTGATCGCACGCGGTTCCCGCCTCGCAGATCAGGCCGAAAGTCATGGCCCCGCCTTCGGCGACCTTACTATGGATGTCGTTCCAACCGCAGTCGCCCTGCTGTCCCTTTCGGGCTGCGGTCATGTTGGCTGCGTAGCTGGTCTGGCTCATGATCGCCCCCTACTCTCCGCCAGCGGCGGTGGGGTCCAGCGGACCCGGCGCTTGGTCTCGGGCGGGCTCACCGGCTGCACGTCCGCACGAGGCGCGGCGCCCTTCTGCTGCAGCCCCTCGAGGAGACCCCGGAGATAGTCCAGGGGCTCCGTCCCGTCGAGACTGTACCGATCCTTCAGGACGGTCCGTAGGACATCCTCCTCGGAGCGCCCCTCGACCTGGGCATCCGCGTCGACGCGGCGGACCCGCTCCACGAACGCCACGCGGGCGGCGACGGCGGCGTCCATGCGGACCGGGTCCGTGGCCTCGGCGGCGTCCTTTTCGGCCTTCTCGGCGCGGGCCTCGGCGGCATCCGCCCGGCCCCGCTGCCGCTCGGCCTCGCCCTGGACCTGGGCGACCGCCTGGACCAGGCTCTCGTTGATCTCGGAGTAGTCTACTCCGTTGATCGTGATTTTCATTCGCGTTTCCTCCGTCTGAGGGGGAACCTGGCCCCCGGTCGAATCTAGTCTTAGTCGCACCTCTGGCCCGGCGCGGCCCGTGCCTGGGGGGCAGAGTGTGACGTGGTTGCCACGGATATTACGCTGGATCGCGTCGTATCGCTCGCCGTCCGGTGTCGTGCCCGGTGTAAGCTCCAGGTCCACATCGTAGCCGCAGGACAGCTCGACCCGGCGGCCGTCGAGGATGTCCCGGACCGACCGCGCGTCCTGGACGTGCACCGTGGCGGCGACATACTCCCCGTCCGCCCGGACGTCGTCGCCTACCTGGCCGCGGGCTACCGTGGTCCAGTTCGTGGGCGTGACGGCGGGTGGGTGCGGCCAGTCGGTCACCGTGGCGCCCGCGAAGGACGCGAGGGCGGCATCGGCGTGGACCTCCTCCGGTGGGCGGTACTCTCGACGGACAGAGCCGTCGGGGAGCTCATAGAGTTGGATACCGGTGCGGGCGATACGGGCAGGGATGCGGAGGCCGCCAGAGGGTGTGCGTTGGATGTCGGCCGGAATGGCCGTCGAGTCGTACCGTCGGAGCATGTTTCAGTATACGCAAAATCGCGGAAGTACGCAAAAAGTGCAAGAGGCGGAAAAAGGTGCGTGGAGGAAAAGGGTGCGGGATCGTTACGAAAACCGAGGAATGGGCGGTCCGAGTGTGAAAAAGGTGCAGAGGGCGGATATGTAGAGGACGGAAAAATGAAAGGTTGCGGTCGGCACGGTGCGTGCAATGGAAGGGTCTAGAAGGAGACAGGGACATGATTTGTGGAAGATGCCCGGCCCCCTACCCGGGGGCCGAGGCGTACGCCGCACAGAGGCGTTTCGCCGAAAAAGAGGCGGCCTCACGCGCCGCCTCCCTCAAGGAACGCAGGCTCAATCCCTGCAAGTGCGATAGGCCGAAGGGCCCCTGCGCGCTCTGTGAGGAGCGCGAGGGGTTTTTTCAGAGGGACGGAGAGCTGCTCTGTCCCTCCTGCCTTGTCCTCATGAAGCAATAAGGAGGAGGAGGAGAAAATGTACGGCACAGGACGCAACGAGAAGGGCGCAACCATTTACGCACGAGAAAGTGCCTCAGGTATCTGGGAGTGGGCGACGGTAAATGTCGCCGAGGAGCCCACTACCGAGATGCACTTGCCAGAGGGCTTTGACGCGTCCCCGAGTGAAGCAGTGAAGGCGGTTCGCCGCTTTCACCAATGTTCCGTGAAAACAGCGAGAAGGATCTATGCCGAGGAGGTCCTAGGCATCATAAATGCCACCGGTCAGGACCTTCGCCTTGACGGCGTAACAATCCCCGCTGACGACCGATGGAATGTACGCCTACATGAGGTAGGCGTGGCGATCGGAAACGGCCGCCTGCATGTGGCGACCGAGCTGCTGGAAGGTACTCCGAAAATACCAGCGCCCCGAAAGGGCGTGCTGGTCGTGGTGCCCAGAGCGTTCGCCGAGCGGGCGAGCGCCCGGGGTGATGTCGTCTACTGCAGCGGTGGTCGCCTTTACCAGTCGACGACAAACTGTGCCACATGTGCATTCATGTACGAGCCCCGTTGTGGGCATGAATGGTAACGCTGCAATATGCAAAAAATGCAGGATAGCGAAAAAGATGCAAAGAAGAAAAAGCCATAGGATTATTAGGAAAACACGCAATAGGACGGTTTCGGTACGAAAAGTGTGCAGGGAGGTGTGGTCTATCCAGGGCGGAAAAATGCATGGTTACGGCTGGCACAGGGTGTGCAATAAAATGGTCTAGAAGGAGACAGAGAACATGGACAAAACAAACGAGAGACTGACCCGAGACGAGATCGAGGACATCCTTTATGCCCAAGCCCGCGGGAGCTATCAAAGGTCCCTCATCCTCGGGACCGAGAACTGGTCAGGGTCCTCCCTCAAGGGCAAAGCGCGCGAGTATTCCGGCCGCTACGCCCAGTCCGCGGGCCGGCTCTTGAAGCGGTGCCAGGAGGCCCTAGGGCCGTACGGCTGTAAGGTATACACCAAGAGGGTACCCACCGGCGGGCGGAAAAAGACGATCCGGCGGCTGGTGGTCGAGCCGCCGGAGGGGAAGCCGTGGGTGTTCTAAAGGATGGTGAGGGATGAGCTGCCCTCGATGCGCGCAGCCCGTCCTCCGGGCGTCGTATACAGGCCGTCTCTCCTGCAAGAGCTGCGGCTTCAAGGAGTCGCTGGAGGAGACCAAGGTGTGGGTCAAGGCATTGTTCGCCCTATGGGGGGCGTCCACGCGGATGTCCCCCACCTGAACCTCTCAGCGACACCCAGGGCCTTCGCCAAGCTCCTCTGCTTCCGCCGGAAGTAGTCGAGCTCCCGCCTCTTCGCGTTCCGCTCCTGCGTGTAGTCTTTCATCCCACCCACCTCCTCGCCACGTCCCATACGTGGTCATACAGATGCAGCCCCTTCGAGACCGCCACGATCTCGCCCGTCGAGACGCCCATGCACCCGGCCATGTACTCCTGCATCAGGTGGATCGCGGCCAGGTTCACCGGGAAGCCGCCCCAGAGATCCCAGGAGCGGAAGTACAGGGTGAACGCCAGCTCTCCCTCTTCGATCCTGGTGTCGATCAGGCGAAGGCACGGCGGATCGGAGAGCTCCAGGTCCTCCGGTCGCGCGACCTCGATGATCTCCTGATTCGACCCGGTGTGCCCCCGCCGGATTATCTCCTCCATCTGCGGCGCCACGCGCTGACCGTAGGTGTAGGTCTCATTCTCCTTCGGGGCCTGGTCGGTCATCAGGTACGGCAGGTATTCCTCCACGTACTCCATGGTGGTCGGCGGCGGGATTTCCAGGCCCGGCCGCCGCTCGGGCACGAGGGGACGGGACTCGGGATACCATATCTGTATCATGGCCGGCATCTCCAGGCGCTTCTGTCCCACGTACGACCCGTGCGTGATCTCGTACTCCCGGCCGAACTGAAACAGCGCAGTCAATGCCTGGAACCAGGCGTCGGGGATGTCCCTAGCGACGATGTATATCATGGGTGATCACTCACTATGTCCGCGGCGTCCATTTCCGTCATGGCCGCGTGGAATGTGCCCTTCCTGTCGAGTAGGATCGGGTATGTATCCTCGCGCCCGAGGGGGAGGAATACCTCGAGATCCGTGTTCGTCGCATCGGTTAGGAGATTGACAGGGGCGGACGAAATCGATGCTACCTCCACGCTAGAGAGCTCCCTGCTCCAGATCCCGAGGGACTGGAAATACCCGGTCCATGGACGTGTGAGAGAGCACAACCCACCTGTGCCCAGGGACATACCTACCGGCGTATCTCGGAGGATCGTTGCGCTCAATGAATCGTGTATTTTCGTCTTTCCCGCGGCCAAAGATCCGTTGTGGTACACTTCCGTACCAGCGTACTTTCCCGAGCCGTCGTGCGTCAGACAGATACAGTGCCAGCTCCCGTTGTTCAGCGCTGGGGATGGCGTCCAGTCCACCGTCAACCTATTCGACCCGGAGTTGTGAGCCCACCACCGGAGGCGGTTCGTGGATGCCAGGTACTGCAGCATCCAACCATTGTACGCGCCCGAGTCTAGATACTCCGAAAAGATGTAGGCGGTTGTGGCGGATACGCTCGTCGTTTTCAGCCAGAGGTATATCGTAAATGGTTGATTATACTCTATAATCCCGTCAATCAGCGCCTTGTTCGGCATGTAAATCCGGTCGTCCGTCCCGTCCAGGTAGATACTCGAGTCGTTCGCCCATTGGAACACGGAGGGATCTTCCTCCGCCTCAACCGTCACCTCCGGCGACCCCGTCCAGCCGACGTTGGGCAACACGCTATACCGGTAAGATTTCCCTGCCACGAGGGTCGTCCGGACGGACTGCTGTGCGTACTGATCCGCCCAGACCGTCCCGTCCCACACGACGTATTTCGTCGAGCCGAGCTGGACGACAACGCGGTCGAAGAGGAACGGCGCCGTTCCGGTCGCCTCGATGACTACCGGTGTAGACGCCTGTACGACATCGCTAGTCGGCGAGATCCTTGTGATCGTGACCGTCAATTCGGTAACTCCTTGCAGGGACACTTCTGTTGCGGGGACTCGCAATGGACATGCGTTACGCGGTCGCAGTACACACAAAGAGCCCAAGGTTCGTCGATACGGACGTCCTCGCCACAGACGGCGCAAACTTTGTCAAAAACCAGAAGGTCATCATCATCCATTTCCCACCAACCATTTCGGCGCCACGGGCCGAGCCACGCAGCGGCATTGATAGTCACCCCCAGGGTGTTCATTCCGTCCGCCACCCACAGGCGGGGGGTTATCCCAGGACTGTCGCGTGTTGTGCAGCCTGGCGTGCGCCTCTCGGACGCGCTTGTCCCTGGCCGTGGTCCAGATATACTCCTTGACGCCCACGGACTCCTGCCGGTGCCGGGTCAGCCGGGCGTTCGCCTTGAGGACCTGATCCCGGGCGATGAGCTCAGCCCTGGCCTCGCTGACCCCGTACCGTTCGCGGAGTCCGCCGGCTATCACCTCGACTCGGAGGCCCTGATTATACGACCTCGTGATCACGTCCTGCACGTCCGCGAGGAGCGACTGCCGACGGAGGGGGACCTCCTCGTACGGTGCCATCACCCCGGACTCGATCAGATCGACATGATCGCGGAACCACCGGGTGCGCTCCTCCTGGAGCTGTGGGTAGCTCCTGTCCAGGTCGATGGCTAGGACACGCTGCTGCTGTCGCCGTACGTGCTCCTCGAGCTGGTACACGCCGCTACTCACCGCCGGGACGATATGGGACGAGTCGAACTGCTGCAGGAGCGCCACGCGAATCCACTCGAACTGGCGCTCGATCGTGCGGAGGTTGATCTCCCTAGGCCTCGACGGCGGGGCGACAAGGCCGTCAGGGCCGAAGATCGCCATGGCCTCGGGTGGGTACCGGATGTGAAACGCACCGGGCTGGCGCGTGCTCTCGACGAGAAAAAACTCCTCTTCGCTCCGGGGGCCATACTGGCGCTCGAGGTCGATGGCCTCGCGGACCCGGCGCTGGAGCTCCGTGGGTGTCCCGTCCGCGGACGTGATCCTCCGGACCTCGTTGTGCGTCACAGCCCAGGGGGCCCAGCGGCGGACGTCCTCGGGCTGGAGCTGCGGCCAGAGCGATCGGAGCTCGGCGTCGGACAGGTTCCATATCCTCGGGAGGCGGCCCCTCGGGCTCAATGGGGAGTACGCGGTGGGTCGCTCTGCCGGAGCTCGGGCCGTGACGAATCCCGGGAAGTCCCTCCCGATGTCGTCCCCCCGGTGCGGCCATCGGTCGAACAGGGGGTCGATGCCTCGCTGGATGATCCCCTGCGCGACGCGCCACATATGACGCAGGAGGCGGACATGCTTGATCTCGATGCCTATGGGCAGCGCCGGGATCACTCGATCATGCTCCGTCCCTCGCGGTCGATCTGCGGCGCCGCGTCGCTCCATTCGCCCGTGCCGTACCGGGCCTGGCCCACCTCCTCGGCGGTGACCACCTGGCGGTCTATGTACGCCGCGTCGACGTCCGCGGTGAGCTTCATTCGCTCGGCGAATTCCTTGGGAGTCTCCTGCCAGAGCGACGGCCAGACGATACCCCACGAGTCCGGATCGGGGATGTTCTGTTCCATGGCGATCATCCGGATCACGGTTTCGATCGGTTCCTGGAACACCTTGTCCCGGGCGGACTGGACGATGTCGTACCACTGCCGGGTGTCGTTCTCGCCGGTGGCGTTGAGCCCCGCCGCGGACCGGCCGAAGAGCACCGTCACGGGAACGCCCGTGATCGACGAGATCCGCATCATCAAGCGGTCCATGGTGTCCGGAATGCCCGTGAACGTCCGCTCTATGTAGCGGAAATCCTCCTCCGTATCGAGGGGCATGATGTTTGCAGACCACTTGGCCAAGTTGATCACGTCCAGGCGCTCCTGGAACTGGGTCCGGAGCTTCCCCGCGAGGATAGACCAGAGCTTCTCGATCGAGAGGATACCCATGCTCGCGTCGGTGAGCATGTTTTTCACGCTCGCCCAGGCGATGTTGTAATCCCTCAGATCACCGTACACACGGCGGAGGACACTGTGGTCCCAGTAGCCTAAACGGGACCGCTCGCGGCGCGAGGTCAGGACGCCGCCGAACATCAAGAGCCGGCTCGCGTGGCATGAGAACCGCGTCCCGATCCCGTCCTGCGGCTGGATGTCGTATCGCTCGATCTCCCCGTACTCGGCCGTGAGGTGGTCCGTGTACTTCGTCATGGGGATCAGGCCGGTCTTGTCGTACGCCCGGAGGAAGACAAGCTGGTGCGGCTTCTCGATGTCGAGGGGCTCCTCGAGGTCGGACTCCTCCGTCCCGATGAGCACGCCCCCGCCGCCGAAAAGTCGACCCCAAGACGCCGCACGGTACAAAGCGTCAGCCGCGGCCAGGTCACCCCACCGATCCCAGATCAGGGACTCGGCCTGCGCCTTCGTGTCCGGATCGAGCTCGGAGCTCGTGACCAGCCCGAAGCCCTGCCGGAGCGCGGCGAGAGGCACGGCTTCGACGATGCGTGCGGCGAGTCCATCCTCATAGAATATCGTCTCATACTCGCGGTCCGAGGGCGTCGCGCCCTCCGCATGGTACCCGCTCAGGCGCTTATCCGTCGCGACCTGGCCCAGGCCCAGGACCGTATTGACCCACCCGTCCCATCGTTTGCCCATCATCGGTTCCCCATAGCCTCTCCCATCAGTTTAGCAAATCGGCTGACGGACCCCCCGTGTATTCTTACAAGGACCTGGCTCGCGCAGTCCACCTCGTCCGCCACGTCCGCGTCCGAGCCGGTGAACGCCACGAACCGCTTTTTCAGGTCCTTGATCCAGGGTGTTTTCTGCTGCCGGCCCTTGAATATCTGCCCACGCTCGTCGGGGAAGTAGACGTGTCCGTCTGAGAAGGTGCCCGTGATCGCACGTGCTCGGACGAGCTTCCCGCCCACGCCCGAGATCGGAACCTCCTCGAGGTCGGTGAATTCGTCGCCGAGCTCCTGGATGATGGCCTTGCCGAGTGCCGCGCCCTCCACGTAAATCGTCGTGGTGTAGGGGTGCTTCGCCGTGAAGTCCCGGAGCATGCGCTTCATGCCCGGGTAGTCGGTCTGCTCCCGGACCTGGTCCACGAGGTAGTGGCTCTGTCCGTCCGTCGCCCAGAGCTGTCCTGTTACCCAGGAGTTCGCCCGGGCGCCGAATGTAAAATCCCAGGACTGAACGTACCAGCAGTGCTCCGGGACGAGATCCCAGGAACGGAACCACTGCGGATTGAACACGCGGCCTCCCGGAGGCGTCGGGCGCTGCTCGTGCTGCGCCTCGACGTCCGCCCCCGCGGACCGCATGTCCCGGGCCTCCTTCTCGACTCGCTTCTCGTCCTTGAGCTTCGGACAGAGGAGCTCGCCGCGGCGACGGCGCCGGTCCTTCGGGTGGATGTCGTCCCGGTCGGGGTCGTAGTGCATGGGTAGACAAACCACGCGCCAGTCCCCAGACTTCCTCGCACGGCCAGCCATGTCGTACTGGTGCAGACGCTGCATAATGATCACCCGGGCGAACCGCTGCCCGGGAACGCCGCGGGTCGACATCAGGCCGAGCCACGACCACGCCCTGTCCATGGCGATGCCTGAGGCCAAGGTCACATCAAG